GGCACCACAGGCACCACAGGCAGCCAGCGCGCACACAACCACGCTGTCTGGCTTAACTGGTGGTACATATCGCGGCGACGGCGCCGGTGGCGGCGCGATAGACTCACCCATCAACAGATCGCTAAAGCCACTACAGGAGTACCTGAATTTACTGAACCAGCTGGCGCACGTAGCGGGCATTAGTGTTCGCGAATATACCGGCATAGAAAACGCCCTCGCAGCGGCTGATTTAGCAGACGAAATGGACGATCCTGGCGCCGGGGCGATTGTGCATGCAGTCACCGAGCAGTACAGGCGGTTACAGCCGTTTCAGAACGACTACCAAGTTCACCTAGACAGTATTACAACCAAGTCGCTGCAAGATATCATTAATAACCACAAGCAGATGATAGCTGCGGTGGAGACCAAGATACGGAGACTACAGCCATCAATCGATGAACAAGTAGCCAGGCTAAACACGCTAAAGACACACCATAATAAAAATGTGGCGCAAAAGGCTACCAAGCTATTATCCGCCCAGTTCAACGCCATGATCGGACAGTTGAAGAAATCGTTGCAGCAGATTACTGATCTTTTCAACACCGCAAAACCTAAGCTGGAATTGGCAATCAACAACTTTGTTGGCACACTACGCCAAGGCGCCACCAGCAAACAGACAACACTTAACGTGGTGCAGCCAAGTGGCGATATCACAAATCGTGCATTGCGCGGAACGGTCGGAAGATTGCCAGAACAACTTCAGGAGACTATCGTAGCGGCTTACCGGGCTGGCATGAAGCGTGGACAAGAGCGCGCCAA